TTTCCATCATTATTGAATTTGGGGAGTTTATCCCTGTAGAGCAATACGGCATATTCACAATTTCCGACCACACGCATATTGGCCTTTAGTACCTGCGCGGAAAAATTCTTTTTGAATACAAGGTTGATATACTTGTTGAGGCCATACGCCTTCGCCTTCTGGATCAATTCAAATTGTTGCTCAAACTCGCAGAAGACAATCATACAAGGGGCTTTCCCTCTCTCCTTTGGCTCTTTTATCATTAGCGTGGAACAAAAATGTAAAAATTCAGTTATCTTGAAGGACTTGTCGGTATCAAAGAACTCGCTGCCGGCAAGTTTACTTTCGCCGTTCTTGTTATCGCCGCCCTCATACCATGAGGGATTTGACGCATATGCGTTATTGCCAAGGTTATACGGAATATCGGCAATAACAAGCTGCGCTTTCGGGATCCCGTAGCTCTTGAAGTTCTGAAAGTGGTCATTTATGAGTTGATATTTTACCGTCATGTTTTTATCACAAAAAATTGGGCAGATTTATTTTTTTCGTAATTCGTAATTCGTAATTCGTAATTCACACCGCCATCCTGTCATGGGCCAGCAGCAGCACCAGATACCCGGCCAGATCGAGCACGGTGTCATCGCCGGGGAACTCGCCGCCACGAGCGAGGCGGCTCAGCTTATCGTCCAGCCTGACCAGGAGTTGCTCCCGGGGGCTGGCCTTGGAGAACATTCGCAGGGGTTCGAGGGCGGAGTTGCCGTAGGACTGGTTTTTCTGGATCAGCATGGAGCAGAGCTCCTCACAGGCGCAAACGATGGCCAGTTGCGCGTCGTTATCCAGGTCGAACTGGATTGATCCGGCAAATGGGACTGGTACATTTTTCGCGGCGGCTGCTACTGACGCATTCAGTTTCTCGACTTGCACGGACAACGCAATACGCTCCTGGTTGAGGCTTTTATTACGCTCCCGCAAGTCTGCAACCTCAGCCGAGAAAGGATTATACTTGTCCGTAATATCTCTACTTGCATCTTTCTTTACAACCTCCGTGTGGGTCGTTGCAGCATTCAGTTTCTCGACTTGCACGGACAAATTAAACCGCTCCTGTTCAAGATTTTTATTTTGCTCCAGCAAGTCTGCAATCCGTGTTTTAAAATTGACGTTTAAATTGACGATCTCTCCTTTGAACAATTCATTTTCTTTGGACAATGTGCGGTTTTCTTCAGTCAATCCCATGGCGGTCTTCACCAGGTTGACGTTTTTCTCTCCCAGCTCGGCCACCATGGCCTTCAGCTTGTCAATCTGCATATCCCCCGCCGCTATTTTGCCCACAAAGTCAACAACCTTGGCCGGTGGGATATCAATATCTTTCAGTGTTTGCTTCAGCCATTGCTGTCCCTTGGCTTCAATCACCGATGATACCAGCAAGCCTGGAGCGTTATACGCGGCCCGGCGGACGGCCTCGCACCGGGAGCATACGCTCTTCTCAAAAACAAGGCGTAGGCTTTTTCCATCATCCCCGCATTGTTCGCATTTGCCTTTATGCACTTTCATGTTTCCCATCCTACTTCCTCCGATTGTCTTTTTCAGGTTTCGGGTATTTTATTCTGCATTTGCAGGCCGGGCATTCTTTCGGCTTGTCCACGCGCGGGAGCCATTCATGCCCGCATTTCTCGCAGGTCACAGTTTTCACAGTTTTTTTTCCTCCATGTGTATCTCCATTCTGGATGGTTGGTAAACAGGCACCACTCTTCGTCATAACTGTATGGACAATGCCGTGTTTGCTCTTGCTCGACAACCCCGTCAAACAGCTTACACTTTTCGGCAAACCCATCTGACGGCATAGTAAACAGCTTGCCGCAAATTGTCTCGGCCCAATGTGAGCAGGTTTCGCAGTGTTTCATTTCCAGCACTCAGCGTAATAGTTGCACCATTTTGCTTCATGCCATGCCTGCGTCGGACAGCTTCTTTTCGGCGGTACGGCCTCGGATATGGCATCAAAGACGGCATGTAATTTGTCTATCGTCGCTTTCCTGTCCAGCTTGATTCTCTCCATATACAAGGCGCTGTTATCTTTGCAGTACACGAACACGGCAGCCCTGGTCAACTTCAACCCGATCATATAAAATTGTACCTGCCAATAGTACACCTCATTCCATTTTTGGTATGATCCGCATTTTAGCAGCTCATTGTATTTTTTCAATGAGCATGTCTTGTGCTCAAAAAGGTGTGGTGTTTCTGGCGACTCAAGAATCCCTTCCACAATACCGTCTATATGCCCGGTCAGGGTTATATCGCCTCTGGTGTGCCGGACTTCCTTTTGTCCGGAATGGTGCAACACCCCGGCTGATTTCAGGTCAATGATGGTCTGGTCTTCCAGGATGTTTCCGAGCTGGAAGAGCCGCAAGACTCTCCCCTCCGGTTGCTTTGCCGGGAACCCTCGATGGGTGTACCACAGGCATCTTTTGCATTGATGCCCCGCCTGCGATAATCCCAGCCGACTACGGGGCACATTCCGCGCCTCGTAGTCGGCATTGATCGCGTCCACCGTGGTGGACTGGCCAAAATCGATAGTTACCACGGCAGCTTGTCCTTGCTTTCCGTGGTAGCCGCCGGGGCCGGCTTATTACCCATGCTGGTTTTTTCTCCAACCTTGGCGTAATCAGCGGCCTTGTTCGACTGCAACATTTTCTTATCCTTGTTGCTCTCAAATTCTTCCACATCTACTTTAACATCAAGCTCTCGACCAAATAGCTCAGGGACACGATCAGGGGTAAAGCGTCCCTCAATCCCTACGCATTGACAAATCTTGGCAAGCTGGCTGATGCCGATAGCCTGCGCCTTCGCTGATGAATTGACCACGTTTAAGCGGTCAACAAACTCGCCACCGGCGCATTGCATAGTCAGGCATAACTGCTGTCCACCTGATTTTGTCCCTTTAAGCTCCCCAGTAAGGATAGTAAATTTATGCCATCCAGCAGGAATAATCTTAAAGGCGCCCTTGAACTCTTCCGCTGCCGTATCTACATTAAAATTCCACATGATTTTTTCTCCGTTGGTTAATTTTTGCTTATTTCGGCTTGGACACAATCCCAGCCGTTTTCTTTTGGGATTGTTATATCCGCTTCAATCCCATATCGGTTCTTGCTTTCAAACGCGGCGTGTGGGTAACAAGAAAGAACATGCTTACTACCCCCCACGGCCTTGGTTGAGTCTTTCATACCGTCTTTTTCCGAATATGTCGTAATGGGGAGATGCAGGAACCCCAGGATATCAACAAACTCGTTAAACTTGTCTGATACCTTGTCCCGTAGCTTGATGACAAATCGGTCATAGTCTTTCCCTAACAGGTTTTGGTAGCTCTTTATTTGGCTATGCGCCAGGAGGCAGATGGCTATATTTTTGTCTTTGTGGATGGCGGTCAATGCCGCGATCACCTCGCAGAACTTTTTCAGCGCATGGGAATACCCAGCGCCAAACCCCGCGTCCGAAATATCCTTGATTGATAGCTCGTCGCATACCTCAGCGTTAATCAAAGGCTCCAGCCAATCCAGTGAGTCGAGCACCAGCGTTCGGTACTCGTGTTCCTCTTTGTAAATCATTCGGAGTTGTTCCATAAATTCCGCAAACGATGCGCATACCGGCATCTTTGCGCAGTCTATTTGCCCAGAGCCGTCCTCGGTCTGGACAAATATTGGCTTGGGCATGGATGCGGCCAGGGTGTTTTTCCCTACGCCGTGTGTGCCGTGGATTAACACCTTTGGCGGTCGTGCTACTTTCCCGGTGTAAACAAGACTTGACAGGTTCATTTTGCCTCCAGGATTGAGATTGATGGTTTGGCAGGGCTTTCGGTAACGAAAGAAGCGGCCAACGATGGATCGACCAACTCCAGCGCCCTGAATGATTTCAGGTTGAGTGTAGGCTTCATATCCACGCACTGCAACCCCTCCGGCAGCCCCTCGGCAATGGCTTGATACGCCTCATAATCCAGTTTGCGCGTGACCTTATATGTAACTGACAAACCAACTTCCTTGTCAGTTACAGTCCCCTCATGCT